CGAGAACGAGCCGGTAGACTGTGCTTTCCTCGACCCTCCATACAACGTTCCAATTAACGGCTTCGTCAACGAGAAAGGGCGGCATCGGGAGTTTGCCATGGCCTCCGGCGAGATGAGCGATGATGAGTTCCGAACATTTTTAACCGATACGCTTGGAGCATGCGCTAAAGTCTCGCGCGATGGCGCCGTACACTTCGTATGCATGGACTGGCGCCATATGGATGATGTGTCGGCAGTTGGTGAAACAGTTTACGGTGATCTTCTCAATCTATGTATCTGGAACAAGTCAAATGCTGGCATGGGCTCCCTTTACCGTTCAAAACATGAGTTGATCTTTGTTTGCCGCGTTGGCGATACCCCCCATTTCAACGCAGTCGAGCTTGGCAAACATGGCCGTAACCGAACCAATATTTGGGATTATGCGTCCGTCAACTCTATGGCAGGTAGCAGAAGGGAAGATCTGGAGTTGCACCCAACGGTGAAGCCAACGGCTCTTGTCGCTGATGCTATCAAGGATGTTACCAAACACGGAGAGCTTGTTCTCGACATATTCCTCGGTTCCGGCACAACTTTGATAGCTGCTGAAAGAACCGGACGACGGTTTCGCGGTGTAGATATCGATCCAGTATATGTCGACGTCGCAATCGAACGTTGGTGTTCCATGACCGGACGGAAACCGATCTTGATCAGGGAGACTTTGTGATGAGTGGCAAGCAAAAATCAAAGGAACGTTCTTCTGGAGGCCACTTCAAGAAGGGGAAAAGCGGCAATCCCAAAGGGCGCCCCCTCAAGCGACAGGTAGAAACTTCAGGATCTGTTTTTGACGTCATCGTAGACCAGACCTTGACCATTACCCGCGATGGCGTACCTCGCGAAGTTTCGATGGATGAGGCCTTGCAACATAAGACATACCAACAAGCGATCGCAGGGAACCGAGCGG